AATGGATAAAGTTGATAACCCCAACATATCAATCTTTAAAAACTTCATCTTTGCTAACTCATCAATTTGCCACTCTGTAATCAAATCACCTTCTTTTGATTTTCTTAACGGCATTACATCATACAATGGCTTCGATGAAATAATCACTCCGCCACCTGCAATGGTTTGATTTCTTACATTACCAATCAATGTATCAATTGTTGTAACAAAGTCTCGCGCTTCTTTCTTATCCAAAGATTGAACAAACTTCTTAACATCTGTATTGCTATTCATCAATTCAGTAAAAGAAGTCAGCTCTTTATTTAACGAAATGTGGCCACTTATTGTTTTCGCAATCTTGTTAGACAACTTGTAATCAATGCCTTTGTCTTTTGCCAAGTCCCTAAAAAGAGTATTAACAGAATAACGGGAGTAGGCAGCAACAGAAGCAATATTAGCTTCCCCCCACTTAGAGGCCACATAATTTTTAACGTCCGGTCGGCGGCTATCTTGAAAGTCGTTATCAATGTCAGGTTCCTTAATCCTTTCAGGGTTCATAAAACGCTCAAAAAATAAATCATATTTAATTGGATCTAGATGAGTTATACCCAAAAGCCAACAAACTAAAGATCCACCTGCGCTTCCGCGGCCAGGCGACATAAGAATATCATTCTCATATGCCCACTGCGTAAAGTCATTTGTGATAAGAAAGTAATCTAAATAACCTTTATCAGAAATCAATTCTAATTCGTCTTTCAACCTATCTACATACCTTGGTACATCTTTTTCTGGTATAAGATTGTTCCTTACCTTCTCTTCCATTCCTCTCTGCAAAAGGTGTAAAATATACTCTTTACTACCCTTGTAACCGGTCGGAACATCAAACTTGGGTTCCTTTAAGGTCTTTACATCAAGACGCGCATTACACCGATTTGCTATGACTTTTGTAGATTCAATCGCCTCTTCCAGATATTCATCACCAATGATGTCAGCGTAGCCATTCTTATGCCATAGCTCTCGCATCTCATCTTCGCTAGCCATATACAAAGTTGATACACCGGCTTCATCAATCCGTCCGTTTGTATTTAATCTCCACAAAAACGAATGTGTATCATTATGCTCTTTTCTCACATAATGAACATCATTAGCCATTACACATTTAAATCCGTCATATTGCTTCCGAAACAATTCAATTAATACTTGTTGATATTCTAACTGAATATCTAAATCATGCGGATGAAGCTCAATAAACAAATTATCTGGCCCAAAAATACCCGCCATATCATCAAAGAAACCAGTCATCTTATCAATTTCTTTATTTTGAAAATAACGAGCCATATTTGAAATGACGCAAGTAGTTGTTGCAATCAAACCTTTTGAATACTTCGCCAACAAATTTAAATCAATTCTGGGTTTCCCATAAAATCCTTCATTATTTGCGTAATAATTCAACCGATAAAGATTCTGTAATCCTTCATCTGTTTCTGCCAACAATAGCAGGTGTGGGGCTTTTAGCCTTTTCCTATTTTCTTCTCTTACTTCGGTTGGGGTAAGCCCTTCTTTTTCTGCTTCCGTCACGCCTTTACGAAACCTATCACTAACACAATACATTTCGTTGCCAATGATTGTTTTAATTCCATACTTATCACCTTGGGTCTGGAACTCGTAGGCACTTGCCATTGATCCGTGTTCTGTTACCGCCACCGCTTGTTGTCCCATTTCGGCTGCTTGCTTCATATAATCAGCCGGCTTGCCGACAGCATCAAGCAGCGAGCCAAAAGATGTGTGTAAATGTGTGTGACAATATGTGGTAATCTTCTTACTCATTAATTCCCCTTAATTAATCTTCTAAACTCTCTATAAATATAAGCTATTTTTAGCCTGTTGTCAAGGTTTTTTTCAAACTCAAAAAATTAAGTCCCCCCGGATTTTGCTACCTCTACTATGGCATCTCTATCTTCCATGTCGGAATCTCACAATATTCTAAAAACTTTAACCCATCATCTAAACGATATTCATCTATGTAATGAAATTCTTTAATACCAGAAGCTACAATTAATTTTGCACAAGAAATACAAGGTGTCTCCGTGCAGTAAATTATACAACCCTCAGTATCTATACCATTTCTTGCTGCATAGCCAATAGCATTTTGCTCGGCGTGGATGCCAAGAAAACAAGAGCCATTACTATCTTTTCCGCAAACTTCTTCGCCGCCAGCGTCGCTGCAATTAAAAGTCCCAGCAGGCGGCCCATTATAACCAAAAGAAATAATTCTATTATCTTTGATTAAAAGAGCTGCTTGCTGGGCCTTTACACACGAAGATCTTTGGGCGACTAATTTAGTTGTTTCTACAAATAACTTTTTAAAACTTATTCTACTCAAAGCACTCTTTGGTTATCTCATCATATGCAAGCTCACCAGTTCTTATGTGATAAAGCTTATTATCTTTTTCTTGATATTTTGTAAGCTGACCTATTGTCATATAATAAGTCATTGTCTTAATGTCACCAAATTCTTCGGCCAGTTTTTTGAGAGGGCCATAAAAATAAGTGCCAGGTTTAGGTTCCATTTTTTTTGCCGGCCTTATTAACTCAGTTATGTCCATAGCTGACTCATGCTTCTTTTGATTATTTCTATACCTCTCATGTGTTTTTTGAGCGTCGCTTTTTTCTTTTTCCTTCTCATAATAATCAATCACAGCCTTCGACTCTTCACTATATTGTTCAGTCTGCTCATCTTGTGAGTCATCTCTTGCTAATGCATTGAGAATGTTACGCGTTCGATTAGCCATTCTCACCTTTCTTTTTAAGTAAGCTGTAACTCACACGCGCCACCAGCACATGCAAGTTCACCAGTTAGATTAGTATTATCTACTATTTCAACCACATTAGATAAATCTACTTCCTTAAGATTAATAATCATTCCCTCAAAAGTTTCTTTATCTATATCTTCAAATGGAGCTTGCTTATAGCTTCCGCCAAAATAAGGCAACACAGTAATTCCATTATAATACTCTCTGTTTTCCCACATCCACTTGCCCACCTTTTCCCACTCTTCTTCTCTTACCGAAACAGTGCATGACACATTATGCGTATTATTTCCCTGAATATGTCCAGGTACAATCCATCTATTATAAATGTCTCTTACTCTCTCTAACAACTCTATAGAAGTTTCATGCCGCAAAATACCATCTGCAGGGGCGCGCTGCGGAATAGATATAACTGCTTGCGTCTCCGGTTTAAAGAAATCATCTTCTACCAATTCAGGATGCCGAATAGTAAGATATGTATATATAGCTTCATTCTTTCCGACGCGGATACGACGAATATAATAATCATTATGCCATGCATGAACACCGCTCGCAGTACCTAATACACAGGAAGTAGTGCCGCTAGGCTTCACAGTAGTTATTCGTGCAGCTGCATTAACACCAATTTCTTTAGCATAATATTTATTTGTTTCTACGGCCAGTTGCGAAGCTGCTTCTAAATCTAATCGTTGAACTTTTCCACTGCCAATTCCTGTCATACCTACGCCAAGCAATGCATCTTTTTCTGTAGTCCGGCGCCATACATCTCTTAAGTAATGAAAGTTTGTATACGCCGTTTGAAGAGTTCCGATAAGAGTTGCAGCAACTACTCTGTCATTAAGATCTTGTTGTGTTTCTACATCACTTACATTTATTTCACACAAATTACAAAATTGAAATGGCCTTAATGCAATTTCAGCACAAGGGTTAGTGCCCCATTCAGAATCATTTGTAAAGTATACTCCAGGTTCTCCCGCACCACTTTCTTTTACCTTTTCCCAAATAGCAAAGAAATCCTTCTTTCTTACTCTATGTCTTACTACGACAGCAGAGTTGTTTGCTCTTGCTCTTTGGGGTTCTGTTTCCCACCAATCGCCAAACTTGCATTGAAGCATTTCTTGATCATCAATGGAAAACAAACTAATAGTAGCAGACCTGCGGATGCCCCCAGATAAAACAGCATCTGCGATCCAACAAACGATATCATGTACTTCCAAAGTAGAAAGTTGTTCACCATTCTCTTTCCTATCTAAAATTCTCTTTACGTTATGCACGCAATCTTTCAACGGCTCAGCACCAGGCGCTTTGCCGCCGCTAGTAATCAGCAGCGCGCCCTTCGGGCGAATGCCAGTAAAATCAAACTCAGGTTCAGGCCGACCACAAAAATAAGCCTTCATTAACATCTTAATACAATCAGCCCAACCTTCGATGCTATCACCAACTAAATAACGACGCCTCTTAGTAGGTTTTGTAATAGAAGGTAAGTTCTCTACATGATGACGTTGAACAGAATATCCTACTCCAGTACCACCCAATAACAAAAACATTATTTCACTAAAAGCTCTATAGTCGTCTAAGGGCAAATAAGCACAATTATAAATGCGTGAAGGTGTTTGTTTTATTGCTGCTCCTGCAAACTGCAAAGATCTCATCGAAGGTAAAACCTTCTTATCATAAACTAACTCATATGCACTTTCTATTTCTTTACTCAGTTGCGGAAAATTTTCTATATGCATATTCTTATTTCTTATAATCATTTCCTCCCAAGTTTCGCGGCGCTCTTGAGTAGAAAGATAACGCGCATACTTCATATAAACTGTAAGCTCTGATAAAATTTTCTGTGAAATATCCAATACTATTCTCCGTCATCTGAAGTTGATTTCTTTACATTCTTCGCACTTTCATATCCATCCTTAAAAAACCCTGCACCAAAATGAATAGATGCTGCTGTTAAAATTCTATCTAATGCTATATCACAATCAGGGCAATAATACTTTTGACTGCGGTCGTATTCTTTTATACTTTTTTCAACTTCTAAAGAAAACGTACAGCTGCCACATCTATATTCGTACAGTGGCATTAGATACTTCGCTTGCCCTTTTTCTCTACTCTATGAATAAATTCTGTAGTTCCATTATCTCGCGAACATAAAACTTCATATTCAATTTCTTCATTCGTTATTGGTTGTTCTTTAGCTATCATATCATTAGCCATACGAATGACATCATCCATTCTTACTTTACTTCTAAGTGCAGAATACACATTGTTAATTTGAATAGAAGAATTTCCCCATCTTCTAGTTCTCGCAATCGTCAACCTTTCCATTTTTATTACTCTACTCTCTCATCTTTAACTTGTCTATAAAATCCCTGCACTGTCGTGTTTTGTTCCAGCATCTTATTTACCTTATCACCCATAGAAATTCCACCGGGCAACGTATTATCATTCAATTCAATAAGACTACAAGCTGGATCCATTTCAATGTTGTAATTAACATTTGCTTGGCCCATACGGTTTTTACCAATGTGAAACTTTCTCTGTGAAAATGTCCCAAAGAAATCTGCTACTAAGGCTTTGTTAATCGACTCACCGATTTTATCAATTGTAATAACATCATCATTAAAACCTTCTCTATTAGACTGAGTAGCTGTCCAAATTGGCGACTTTGTTTCCATTGATAAAGCTCGCAGGTCTTCAAAGATACTTTCTAACTCAAATCGTTTTTGATCATATCCACGCCGGCTTCTCATCAAATCACCATAATCAATAATGATTAAATCAGGCTTAAACCCACTGGATAACAATCTACCCATATGAAACTTAATTGTGTTAATGGTTGCAACCTTCGGTGGATATTCTTTAATAAACAACTGACCTCCATTAAACCGCGCTAACTTATTTTCTGCTTCTACCATCCTGCCGCGCAACTCTTTAATAGGAACACCCGTAATACGGCTATCATAACGATTACCAACATGCGTTTCACTTAACTCAAATGTATAATGAATAACATTCTTTCCTGCTGCCAATGCGCCATAACCCAAATTCACTAGAAAGAATGATTTTCCACCACCAGTTGGAGCCATCACCACGCCTAACTCTCCGTGAGCTAAACCGCCATCTAACACCAAGTTTCCATCTAAAAGTGGAAATCCTGTTGGAACTGTCTCTCGCGCATGAATCTCTTGTCTTGATTTAAAAGAATCAAAATAATCATGCCCCATGTCCTGCTCATGACTAATCTTTAAGCTGTCTTCAATTGTTTTTTGTATTTCCTCAAACTTGCCTTCTTGCAACAATTCTACTGACTTAAGAATTGCAGCCTTCATTGATTGGTTTTTACAAAACTCTAACGACTTATCTTTTGCATACTCAATCTCTTGACGATTTACTTTTGTTTCAATATCCAACAATACATTAATTGCTGACTCTTTTAACTCACCTTCAGGATACTGCGATATTTCTGTCTTTAAAGTATCATAAGTTGGAGGTGCGTTGTACTTATTAAAAAGTTTTCTTATCTCCAACCAAATAGTATTATGCGCATCTGATGTAAAATATTCTTCCTTTAAAATCTCAAAGATCTTTTCAAAAAAATCTCTATCAATTAATGCTGCTTGTAATACACAATTCTGAAAGTTTGTTCCAAATGATTGAAAAGAATCAACATTTGTATGCGTCATATGTACTTCTCCTAAAATGTTATTGGTTCAGGGTGAACCGAATTAAAAACTGAAACCCAGTTGTCAATATTGTTGGGCGACATGTTCTCGTTTAACAGATTAATGCGTAACTTGTATGAATTAAACTTCATTTCTTTATTTTCATAACATTTTTCCAATGCCTGTATTGACTGCAAACTCACATCGACATCTAAGAGTTGCACCAATTTATAATTTTTTTCTATTAAACCAGAGTTCTCAATGTACTTTTTATACTTTTGATTCTTCTCTGCAACTTTATTTTCTGCATATTCTAATATTCCATCTATATCAACCTCGCCATCGGCCAAGATCGGAAAATCTCTCTTAACAGTTATTTCACCAACGCCACTGACGCCTTTTATATTATCCGACTTATCACCCACAAGGGCTTTTAAAAGTGCATAATTAGGAGGATAAACTTCTTCTTTATTCATCATCCATTTAAGATTAATTATTTCACCTTTTGGATTTTCTTTAGTTTTAACTGGTCTAAAAATACTTGTATCTTTATCCACCAATTGAAAATAATCGCGGTCTGTAGAAACTATAAGTTTCTCATAATTGTTTTTAAACAACTGTCTACAAGAATAAGCTATCTGATCATCTGCCTCAAGATACTGGACTGCAGGTTGATAGAGTGGTAAAACATCTAAACACTCTTTAAGTAACTGCAACTGTCGAGCAAATGATTCTTTTTCATCTTCTTGAGAATATTCAAACTGCCGGTTCAGCCCACGAAATTTTCTTCCTTCTTTATACTCTTTTAAAATCTTTCTACGTCGCTCCGATGATCCTTTTCCTTCCCAAACCACAGAAACGAGATCGGGCGAATGCATTCTTATTTGAGATTGCAAACTATTTAATGTCCCAAACACACCACCTACATGCAACCCATCATCATTTGATAAACGAATACTGGAGAAACATCTCACAAACATATTCATTAAATCAATAAACAAAACTTTCTGCATTTTACTTATTTTCTCTCCTTGACTCTTTTCTCGTAGCCGCTACTTTTTTACGGTGCCGAGGATTTATACGGGATTTCCAAGCTGCTTTTTGTTTCTTTCTTTCTATAACACTTGAAGGAGATGAGACTTTTTGCACATTTTGCACAGTCCTACTTCTTTTATATTGATCAAGTTCATGTGTTAATTTATTAATCCTAAGATTCTGCTCATGAATTTGATAAGCTCCATTTGAAGAATTATAAGGATAACGATAATTATCATAAACTCGATAATTATCATAAACTCGATAATTATCATAAACTCGATAATTATCATAAACTCGATAAGGGTGTATATTAAAATTACCT